TGCTGGGCGCGGTTCGCGGATCTCGGCTCAATTGATGTCGGACATCGGACATCGAACCCCAGCTGGTGGGTTTCGGATCCCGTAGGTTTGAACAGAGAGCGAGGGGCGCGGCTCGCCCAGTTTAACTGATTTAAACGTTGGACATAAAAAAGGCCCGCTTGTGATGGCGGGCCTGATCTTATTGGTTAGGGCTGGGGCTACATATCAAAACCCATGCGATTACAGTAATCGGTTTTAGTTTCTACTGGCTCGCTGTTTTCGGCTTCAATATCCTCGGAAAGTTTATCGTGCCAATCGTTCCAATCTAAAGCCGCGTTAAGCTTTTCCAGTTCAATGAGTTCAGCTGTTAGCTCTTGCGCTTTAATGTAAGCTTTATCGGCCGCTTCAACGCGACCACACATGCCCATCATTCCCATAAATTGAAGTTCGAACTGGATTTGTTCTGCCAAGGTTTTGTCCGCCATGATTAAACCTCCATTTTGAAAGTTGCGCCGCGCAGTATATCGCGGATCAAATCTTTTGTTTCGGCTTCATCTGGGCTCGTGTCCAGATCGTTTGTGTAATCGTTAATGTCGAAATCTTCCAAGGCCATGGAATTGATCTCGTCGTTGTAATCGTGAATATCAAAATGCTCTTCCAATAGATCGTTGAAGTTTGCTTCCAGAACTACGGCCGTTTCGGCTTGCACCATCTGGCTTATTGGCTCGGCTAGTATTTCAACCATTAAGTTTTGAAAGCGGTTGGCGCGAGCAATAAGATCTTGCGCCTCGGCAAGGTTTGCCTTGGCTGTTTTCAACTCTTGTATAACGTCGGAATAATCCCCGTTTTGAGTTGCGACGGTGGCGAGTAGGTTTTTGTTTAGGTCGTGCATTGTTTCATTCTCCAAATGAATATTGCGAGCCAGTAGCGGCCCGTATGGGAGTTTTAACCTGATATGGGAGTTTTAGTCAAATGAATAAAAAAAAGGCCCGCCATTTGGCGAGCCCGTTAGTTTAAGTTTTAGGAAAGTTTAAGCCGCAATGCGGTTCCAATCGTTGCGGCTCATGTCCAGCAACTTTCCACCGCGGCGCTGCCATGTGTCCACCTCGTCAACGTCGGCGCGATGGGAAACAGCGGTAACGGCATTAATAAGGGTAGCACGGGAAAGCGGGCTAGACTGTTCAAAGCCGCTTTGTCCAATCGTTGCCATCAAACCATTAAGAACATCACTATTTTCTTTTTTGGTTAATTGCATAACCTTGCCCAGATTATTAACTACGTCGGTTACATCGGTATATTCCCCGTCGATAACGTCGGCAGCTGCCGCTTTCATCTTGTCCAGTACCTCGTCAAAAGCTTCGCGGCTTGAATAAACCCCGACTAGATCCCGCAACTTTAATTCCAGCGCGTGATTATCTGCGTTCTTGGCATCGTCGGAAAGCAATCCCCAGTCGTCACCGTCGCGAGCGCTGGTTATATGGCTTGAACGGGTTTTGTTTTCGGTTTGCATGCCGTTTAAACAAGCTAGTGTCCAAAACATTTGATAAACCGTAACAGATCCCGCGCCAACTTCGCTATTACCAAAGCCGATGCCGTTTGCCATATGATCCCCGACGTTGGCCCCAGTTCCAGTTTGAAGCAAGCTTTTCAAACGTAAATACATGCGCTTTTCTGACAAGTTCGCTTGTACGACCTGAAATTGCGCGTCGCTTTCCATTAACTGGGGCAACGTAGTCTGTAATAAATTGACGTTATCAAACGTTTTAAACTTATCAGAAACAAAAGCGCGAACGGTTCCGTCGATTTGGGTATCATAATCAACGTGGGTTCGGATCATACGGCGCGTTGGCTCTTTTTGCCAAATTGCATTTGTTAACGTGTCAAATTCTGCTGGGTAACTAGACTGCAAACGTCGGGCGGTTCGGGTATCAATTCCCGCATGCGTTGCCATTTGTCCAAACGCGGTGTCGTTAATATTAAAGATCTTGGTATTATCTCCGTGATTTGCTTCAATAACCATCTGGGGCGTCCCATCGTCGGACGTTATTTTTAATAGATCGTTTGTTGGCGCTAAGTAGTCGGCCGCTCTTGCGGCTTGATCTTGCACCTTTGCGAGTAAATCGGAAAGCGCGTTAGTCTCGTTTTCAATACGGTGTGTCAATTTTATTCTCCAAATAAAAAAGGGCAGGATTGCCCCGCCCTTATTCTCTCATATAATCGCATATAGCGCAAGTGAATTTTTAGAAAGTTCTAATTTGCCCCAATATCCCCAGCGATATGATGGCGCAATATTGTACGCGGGGCCAAGCTTTTTGCAAAACGTTTAATTTTTTCCCCGTCTGTTTCCTCTTGTTTTTGGTTTGCCGTGCTAGTCCAGTGTAATTGGACATTTCCGCCCGTAGCATAGCAACCGCCAGCATCGTCTGGATTAGCGGCTTTCTTTTTATATATACCGTGCGCTGTAAATCCGACGGCAAAGTCACGATTTAACCGAGCACATAACGGATCGCCGTTTCCACATTGGGCGCAACCGAAATTTTTTAAATACTCGGCTGGGCATCGGACAATTTTAACGTCGTTAATCGTAACGGATTTTTTACTATTCCAAAAACTTTCTGAAACAGTGGCAACGCTGGGAATATTCTGTTTAACATATCGCGCCGCAAGTTCTGCGGTTTTGGCAGAGTAATTTATCACGGTTTTACCAAGCTTTAATTTTTTCGCCCAATATATTGGGGAAAAATGCGAGTAAGTAAAAGACTGTCCCTTTACTGGGACGGCATCGCTAATAGCGTCAAGATAATCTAGATCGATTTTTGACGCGCCACAACCGGACGGGTTCAGTTCACAAGTTGCTGGACACGTTCCAAAATTGTTTTTGGTTCCGGCGCGATACGTTACCGCGATGCCTTTTGTTTTTTGCGCTCGGCTAAGTTCTACGGTTTTTAACATTGTGCACTCTCCAATATGCGATTTGTCCCATATTATAGGCATAAAAAAACCCGCTGGTCAAGCGGGTTTAATTTTCTAACGTTTTCGACTGCGTCGTTGTTGGCTCGCTCGTCGGCTCAATTCAGCATATTGTTTACCGTATAATAAACGACCTATTAAAGTGAATAAAAACATTTATGCGGCCTTCCAAGATACTGACTGCCATTTTCCCCCAGCAGGCAAATTAAGTTTTTCTTTTTCGCAATCGGTGAAAGTATCGAAAGTCTCTGAACACCAACCCCAAGTAATTGACCACGCTAAATCACGGTCTTGTTTATTCTCAATAATCCAACCCATTATGCAAGCTCCCCGTACTGCTCTTGCCAAGCGGCTTCAATTTTTTGATTGATAACGGTTTCTACCCCATCGTTATGATAGCACCAAGTTTTTAAAGCTCGGCCAAATATTTGGTTCCTATCGCCGTCGTTATACCAACGATAGTAAGCATTTTTAGCAGTTCGTAACCGTTCTAAATGATAGTTTTTACCACCCGAATAAGCTTTGGGCATTTTTGCACGGTAAGGTTTTTCCCAGATTAAAGTATCGTTAATTAACTGGTGGAGATCCTCAAGCTTTTTTTCGTGCTTTCCATTCTGTGACCAATAAGTTTTTGTTTCGTCAAAGCTCATTGTGATTTCCCCTTACCAGTAACCAGCATTGCGGCTTGATCGACAAAGAAAAAGGTTCCCTTACTTCTGCGAAATAAAACCCCGTCACCCGTCCAATCTTTGTTCTTTTTTTGAACGTCCATCATAGCGGCAACGCCTTCAAGGTGTTCTTTTTCTTCGGCCCCCAACGGGCGGTTGGCAGTAATATTCATTAAATTCTCCAATTTGTTAAAGTTTAACAGAAACCAGCGTAAGCGATTATATGGGAGAAATCAAGTCAAAAACTTTATGCCAATCAAACGGGTGGTCAAACGATCCAATCGACGGAGTTTTCAAACCACCCTCGGCTAGTGATATGGCCTGAGAGGCGCTGTAAAGGTGCAGAGAGGCCCTAACGTCCGGCTTGGCCTGTTGCTTAACTAAAACCCAACTACTGCTTGTACGATGCCGTGTGAGCCACGCAACCTGATGTGGGCTCAGATTAACCGCGTTGGCTTTACAAAACTTTAATTCGATAAAGTGAAACTTTCCGCGTTCGTCACAAACCAGTAAATCAGGGATGCCTTGGCCTACCCAATTTTCAATTCTTGTTAGATGCCACTTTCTTCGGCTTTTTAACGCGGTTTTTAGTTGGCGGTACAGTCCCGCTTCCGTCGGCATCTTCGGTTGGGGTAATGTCAATAACGTTTTCGCCATAACCATCTTTCAAATCGCTTAAAGCTTTCAAAACTTCTTCCTTGCTCATGCTATCGATACTACCGTGGCGGATCTCAGATTTACTAACGTAAATATCTCCCTGCGCTTGGCCTCTTCGATACTCGGCTTGAACAGCGGCAGAGTAAGCCCCGTTCTCCAAAGCAATATCTCTAATCTGTTGCAGGGCTCGGATGTGTCTACCGTAGTTTACATCGAACTTGGCATCTAGTTCAGCACGGTAAGCTTTTATAGCGGCAACAACGTGCGGACATTTATGTGGGTTGGTTAATTCATAAGCGCGGGTATGGGCAGAACTTTCTGGGTAGCCCGCTTTTATAGCCGCTTCCTTAAAAG